TCGTTGATGATGACGCGCTGCAATTCCTTCAGCGACCTCTGCTCACCAGATGTTGCAGTTCCGGGTTGCGTCACCGAGAAATCGATCTTGCCTTGGATGTTCCTTTTGACCTGATCCCAGAACTCAAGACTGTCCACGCCCGGCACTGGACGCCGCTGCACGGCTGCATTCTCCTGCACGATACGCAGCGCATCCTCCGCCGCGCTTCGCAACGTCGGGTGCTGATCGATCAGATTGACCAGCCGCACCGGCATCACGCCGCTTGGGAATTGTTGCATCACGCCCTGATACATTGGCGTGGTGACTTGCGCCTGCTCCGCCCTGACGGCCAGCTTCGTCATCTCGTTGTCGCCGAGCGGCCCGAACTTGCTTTCAAGGAAATCCAGCAGCCGCCGGTACTGTCCGGCTGCTCGTCGCTCCAGCGGCTCCTGCAGGACAGAGGCGGCGGCGGGATCGATGTTCTTGACGCCTCGCGCCAGCACCCGCCCCGGCTCGCCGAGCACGTCGGCCACCACCGTGTCCGGCGTCATCTGATGCCGCAGCACCCGCTCCGGTGTGCCGACGGCCTGCGTTGCGGTTCGCGCCAGCTGCGCCTGCGCCTGCCGCTGCGGCGCGGCCAGACCATAGATCGCGCGGCCAATGTAGTTGGCGATGGCTGGTCCCACCGCGCCAACCCCTCCGCCGACGACGCCGCCAACGCCAGCGCCAATCGCTGCCGGACCAGCCCGTTGCGAGATGTCGCCCTCCGCCGATCCTGCCCCCGTGATGCCGCCTGCGATGCTGCCCTGCAGAGCGCCGCTGCCGACCCGCGCCGCCACGCTGCGACCCGCGCCGGTCAGGGGGCCGCCGGGCAACGGTACGATGGCACCGCCTGCCACCTCGCCGCCCAGCACGGTACCGGGGTAGTGTTTCTTGGCCTCCTCCAGCGTCCGGCGCGCTTCCGCGACGGCGTTGTTGAAGGCCTGCGCCGTCACGTCGCTAGGGTTCTGCGAATACGTCCCCCACGCCAGCTTCATCAAGTCGGACGCATTGCCGCCGCCGGGGATGGTCGCCAGCGCGGCGGAGAGGCCCTGCAGCTCGTCGCCCCAGCCGAATGTCACGCCCTGCCACGCGCCCTGCCCGAACGCCTCGCTCTGCGACATGGGCGGCTTCACGTCTGGCGGCAGCGGCTGCTTCGGCACCACGTTGGCCTGCGGTGGCGGCGCGACCGGCTGCGTCTTTCTCGCGTCAATGGCGGCGAACGGATTGTCCGTCGCTTTGTTCTGCGCCTGTGACAACGACGCCAGCATGACCCTGTCGTCAGGCGAAACCGATGGCGGGGCAGCGACCGAAGGTAGGGCAGCAACCGCCCCGCCCCGATTAGCCGGAGGGGACGAGGAACCCCCGCGCGGCTCATCCGGTGCGTAGAAAAGATGTCCTCCGATGTTGGCGAGCGGCTTGCCCTGCGCCCACGCCGGGGCATTGCGTCCAAGCTGCGCCTGCGCCCGTGGCGCGTAGAAATGCGTGGCACCCTGCGTCGGGTCTTTCACCGTGCCGCTGAGAATGTTGTCTACGATCTGCGCGATGGATTGATAATTCGGATCGTCCTCGCGCAGCCCCAGCATCCGCGCCCGTGCGTCGGGGCGATGCCACGGCTCGAATGCCCACGGCTTTCGGATCACACCTTCAGCGCCCTGACCGTAGCGCCCTGACGCGATGCGGTTGCGGATCACGGCGGCAACAGCGGCGCGACCGGGTTCATCCTTGTCTGCGGCTTCCCCGAAAATCGTGCGGATCACAAGGTCGCGCGAACGCGGATCGATCTCGACGGGATCGCTGTACCGCTCCGGCGCTGGATCGAACGCAGCGAACGGATTTACATCCGCTGTTGGCGACGGCACCGTGATGCGAAGCGGGTCGGCCATTTCAGTCCACTGGCGTGTTGTCGGTGTAATCAGGCATCAGCTGCAGATTGCCGGATCGAACAGCGTTGGCATATTTCTGATTGTATTTGATGCGGCGACGAACCAGATCGGCGGCATCCTTGAAAATTCTCGCCCTGACATCCGCCGCCTGACCGACCGACCCCTGCACTTGCAGCAGGATCGCTCGCTCGCCTTCGGTCGGGTTGCCGCCGAACGTGGCGCGGAGCTGCTCCAGCGCGCCGCCCGTGATCTTGTTCTGCAACACCACGGTATCGGCACCGGCTTGCTTGCCGCCGATCCCGGTCAACGACGCAAGATGCCCACGCTGCTGCGCCAGCGGCCCATGGAACGCTGACTTGTTCAGCTCGACCATCTCTCCGATTGTGGTCAGCGTGTTGCGCCCCGATTGGATCGCGTCGTCGGCTTTCTTCAGCTCCGGGTTGTCGATGGTGCCGCGCTCCTCCGCCATCTTCTTCTCGCGCGCCTTCCATGCCGAATAGCTTTCACCCGGCATGCGCCTCATGGACGGAGGCACAGCCTGCGCTTGAGCCGGAGCAGCAGCGACCGGAGCTGGCGCTGCAGCAGCCGGTGCCGGTGCCGCAGGAACTGGCTGGCCGCCGCCGAGATATTGCTGCGACGAACCCGGCGGCAAACCGTAGTGTTTCTCAAACTGGGCCGCGCGATGCGGCTCCTTCTTCAGCAGCTCGATTGCTTCAGGCGGCGGCTCGCGCGGTGCCGCTGGCTGCGCTGCAGCTGCGCCGCCAGCTGGAGTGAACGCGCCAGTCTCGACGTCGGTCGTTCCCTTGAGCTGCCCGTTGGGGCCAATGTGGAAAATCTTTCCCTCGGCCTGAATGTTGGTGCTTTTGTCGGCAGCGATGTCGGTCTGCCGCTCCTGATTGGCGAGGTAGCGATCCTGATAGCTGCGCCGCTGCCGCATCTCCTCCATCGCCATCATGCGCTGCGCCGCCGCCGGATTGCTCCGCATCAACCGCAGCGCCATCGCCTGAAAATCGGGACTGCCATCCGCCGTTTTCGGCATGTTCTGCAGCTCTTGGCCGAGCCGGTAGTCTTGAATGCCGCCAAGGATGCTATCGACGCCCTCGTTGATCGAACCGGCGATGCTGGGTGGACCCCAATTCGTTGCGACGGCCATGCGTCACCCCTTACTTGAACATATTCATAAAATTGCCAGCCGGTGACGCGCCGCCGCCAGCGCCGCCAGTGAACGCGCCGACTGCCAGCTTCGCGCCGCCCATGATGGCGTCGAACGCATTCTTCGCCGCTGCGCCGCGCGCCAGCTCCGCACTCGCCATCGCGTCGGAGTTGGCGTTCGCGGTGCCGGTCTGGTACTGCGCCAGCACCTTGGCTAGTTCTGTTTCGAGGCCAGCCTGCTGGGTGGCAACGCCGCCCTTCTGCGCCTCGTAGCCGCCCTTCTGCGCCTCCAATCCGCTTCTGGCGACGTCGTAGCCGCCCTGCGCCCCGGCGATCTGTGGCGCGAGCGAGAGGAACGGCTTCAGCCCCTCGGCGTATTGCTGCCACTTGGTGTCGGCGATGTTCGCGCCACGGTCGAACACCGACTGCATCGCGTTGCCTGACGACAGCATCCCCATCGAGGCGGCGTTGCGCTTGGCCTGCTCCGCGCCCTCGCTCTGCGAGAACTGGTAGCCGGGCTGCGCCCGAACCGCCGCCGTCGGATCGCCGCCGCCGATGCCGTACAGCTGCGCGTAGGCATCGAACCCCTGACCCGACGTCCTCGCCAGCGGATCGAACCTCGCGCTGGCGTCGGACAGCGGCTGCTTGGCGCTTTCGAGATAGCCCTTGGCGCTGTCGAGGTAGCCGGGGATTTGGTCGAGGTACTGCGAGGCCTCGCCGTAGCCGCCCTGCAGCGTCCCAGTCGCCTGCGTCAGCCCGGCCTGTCGGCCAAGGCTGCTGTACAGCGCGGCGTCCTTCGCCGGTTTGTTGGAGAACAGATCGCTGAATAAACCCATGCTTCACCTCACGGTATTTCGGCACGAACCCGGCGCAGCGTCTGATCGAGCGCCCGGAAATACTCAAACCACACCTTCGCCATCAGTCCGGTCACCGGGTCGATCAGCGGCACTTGCGGCGGCGGCATGGGCGGGATGACCGGAGACGTCGTCGGCATCACGCCACCGCCCTTCGCGCCAGCTTCGGCATGTCGCCGCCACGCATCGAGATGTAGACCGGGTCGCTGATCCGCACCTTCCAGATGCGCCCGTAAGCGCCGGTCGATCCGGTCAGGTGAACCTTCGCCGACATGGGCGACGTCACCGCCTGCCGGTTCAGCTCCGCGATGCGGAACGGCACGAACGACAGGCCGCCGTCGTCGCTCCACGCGATGTTGACGCGCGGCCTGCGTTGGATCGGATCGAGGCCCAGCGCCTGACCCTGCCCCGGAACGAAATCGAAATACGCCGGGCCGATCACGGCGCGGTACGGGAACGGCTCAGGCCGCCTGCTCCAGCACTCCCAGATCAGCGGCTGACCGTACTCGGTGAAATCCTTCGCATTGATCTTGCCGACGTTGCCGCTGTCCTTGTCGCCGACGATCCAGAACCCGTAGGCCGACAGCGCCTGCAGCGCGCGAGACGTCGGCGACAAATAAGACTGCCGCTCGACCCAGCACTGCGTGGTGAGATCGTACAGCCAGCACCACGTCGGCGAACGCACCTTGACCATCATGTGGCCTTCGCTGACGAACGACGTCATCTCGATGGTGGTCTTGTCGGTCACCTCGGCGATGTCTCGCTCGACGTCCGGTGTCGAGATGCGCTCCGGCGTGTAGCCGTTGATCCGCATCACCTGATCGTTCTTCGACACGATGATCAGGCCGAGATCGATGCCGTTCTCCGTTCCCGTCACGCAGTCAGGCCCCGCGATGCCGCGCGGGATCACGGTGACGCGGTTGAGCGGGAACAGCGCCGGGTTGATCGGCTTGCCCCACACCTCGATGCTGTCGGGGCCGAGAAGGTAGAGCTGGTCGTTGAAATAAAGGCAGCGCAGCAGTCCGTCCGGCTTCGCCTCCGCCGTCACGAAATGCGCCGGATCGATGGTGGTGACGTTGATGCCGGACGAGTAGCAGCGCCCCGCTCCGGTGACGAAGAAGAAGAACCCGATGCCGAAGCAGACGTCTAGCACGGTGCCGGGCAGATCGACGTCGGGATAGGCGCTGACCGACGACGTCGTGAAGGTGAATGCGCCATTCGGCGGAGCCACCGCGACCTGATCGGGCGTGACGTTCTGGTTGAAGGCGAACCGCACCTTGCCGGTGCCGGGCAATGTGCCGACCAGCTGCAGCGGCCCACCCGCCGAGCTGTCGATCCGGTTCAGGATTTCGGTGTGCGCGATGTAGACCACGTTGGACTGCGAGATCGCCATGCCGCGAAAGTTGACCTCGGCTGACGTCGCCCACTCGGTGACGCCCGGTTGCCTGATCCACTTGATCAGGTCGCCGGTCTTTTCCACCATCGCGTTGATCAGACGCCCGTCGCCCTCCTGCGGCACCGTGCCGGGATTGGATGACGTTGGGAACTCGATCTTCATCAGAAATAATCCGGCTGCACCGGAGCGCCGACCGGCGCTGCGCGGTTGATCGAGCGCAGCCGGTTCTCCGGCGAAAATGGATGGGCCTCCGGCCCGAACATCCGCTCCATCTCCTCCACCGTCACGCTGAACCGCGAGCCGAGCTGCCGCGCCACCGCCTGCCCCAGCGCCACGATCAATTCGGTCGGTATCTGCTCTGTGTTGGTGACGGTGACGACGTTGCGCGCCGACAACTCCATCAGGATGCCGTCGAGCCGCTCGTCGACGGCTGCGTGTTCCTCCGCCGACGGCGGCGTCCCGTAGGACGTCACCTTCAGCTCGTCGAGGCAGGACCGGATCAGGTCATCGCGCGTCCCGTATGTCGCCACGCCTCACCCCTTCCTGCTTTTCCATGACCGGCTCGACCCTGAACCGCTTCTTCATGTTGGGCGTTTTCTTCACGATCTGATCCAGCACCAGCCGCTCCTCCGCGCCCCTCGCGCTGTCGGGATCGATCAGCACCGCCTTGTCCTTGTCGAACCGGACGTGACCCCAGTAGGTGAACGACGGCCCCGGCACCGGTCGCTTGATTTCGTTGCCGTCCCGGTCGGTGATGATCTCAAAATACGCCTCGTCCTCGCCAAGCCATGTCGCCATCAGCTTTGTCATCGTGTTCCCTCGTTTTGAAAATCCCTCTCCCGTTTCCGGGAGAGGGCAGTCTGCTGTCAGTCTCGGTAATTACGTCGCGGATGCCGCGTAGAAGCCGGTCACCACGCCCCACTGCTTGAGGGCGGTGCCTGCCTTCGGATGCTTCTTGAAGGTCTTGCCGACGCCGTAGCACATCTCAACGCCTGCGCCGACGTTGAACTGGTAGTCATCTTCCTTGAGGAAGGTCGGCTTCGCCATCTGGCCCCACGCCATCGAGACGGCGTTCTGGCCGCACAGGAACACCGGATGCACCAGCACTGCGCCAGTGTTGGTCAGGATGGTGTTCCAGACGCCACCGACCCGAACCAGATCGTCGATCTCTGGGATTTCGCGGATGATGACGCCGTCGTACATCAGATCGCCGTCTTGGAAGATCGGATTGGTATCGACGTTGCGCTCACGCGCGTCGGCGTTCACCTGTTTCAGATCGGTCTTGAGATCGCGGAACGGCAGGCCGCCAGCGAAGCAGACAAAATACTCGCGCCCGTTCTCCAGCATGTAGGGCCGGATGCGCGGGTTGGCGTGCTTGGCTTGGAACTTGAGCAGCGACACCGCCGCAGCGTTGAACTTGTCGGCGGTGGCATCGATGGTGTCCAGCGCGGTGAGGAAGGTGGCGCTGTAGTTGCCCGTGGTCGCGCCGAACACGACGCGATCCGCATTGTCGGCATTGAACGTGTTTCGGTTGCCGACCGTCGACGACTGGAACAGGATGCCGTTGACGCGCTGACCGGCTGCTGAAGCAAGACCCGCAGGCGCTGCTTCGACCGGCAGTGCCATCAGCGCGGCGATGATCTCGTTGCGCTGCAGCTCCTTGCCCCAATCCGACAGCGATGGCTTGGCTTCGCCGAACACGTCGGCGCTGTCGATCTGGGTCTGGTACTTGTTGGTGCGAACGGCGTTGCGCGCGTAGTCCACCCAGACGCGGTAGCCGTAGTCGTCGAGCGCCTCTTCGGCTCCGGCGAGGGTGCCGGTGGAGACGCCAGCGCCGACCAGACGCGCGAGCAGCGGAATGTTGATCTGCTCGCCGCCCTTCTTGGTTTCCATCCGCAAGCGGATGATCGAGTTGCTCGCCTCGCCCATGTACGGCGAGAACGCATTCTCGCGAACGTATTCGCGGTTCACGTCCTTGACGTATTGAACCAGCTTATTGTTAGCCTGAACGGAGGTGACGGCCATGATGGCCTCCTGCTGTGACGCCGACGCGATGCGCGGCATCTGTTGATGCGATACTGGCTTCGGTTTCCGACCTCTATCGCGGGTCAGTCAGCGAGGCCGTCGATATCGCTCGACGAGCAGGCGGGGCCGGGATGTCGCTCCCGGCAGGCGAGTGGCTACTCTATCTGCGTTTGCGAGCCGGAGGAAGGCTTTCGCTGAACAGCTCCTCGTCGCTGGGCATGCCTCCCGCGCCGGGGCTGTATTCGGTCGGTGAGCCGGACGGCACCCGCGACAGCGACGGCGGTATCTGCGTCACGTTGTTCTGTCGTGGCGGCGCGGCACCGTTCTGCGGCGGCTGACCGGCGGCGTAGCTCCTCGCCGCCTCCACCGCGCGGGACAGGAACTGCGGATCGGCCAGACGCCGCGCGATCTCCTGCTCGACGTACTTGTCGGGATCGTCGCCGACCTTCGCCAAGGTCACGGCGCGCCGGTACCAGTTGACCATCGCCGAACCGGGATTTGGCGAGTTGACGATCAGCCGCGCGAAGCCGGGGTCACCCTGTGCCGCCTGCATGAAGGCCTGATAGGCGTGGTCGAACACCTCGCCATGCTGCAGCCGGTTGAGCTGGAGGTTGTTCTCAAGCTGAACGGTTCTAAGGTCGGAATTGAACTTGCCCTCCAGCGCCTGCCGGTAGCCCTGCGGATCGATCAGCGGGTCCGGCAGCTCAGCCGGGGCCTGCGGCCTCTCGTACTGCTCCATGCGCTGCTGCATCTGCCGCAACAGGTGGTCGCGCTCCTGTAGCTGTCGCGCCAGCGTCTCGCGCTGCTCGCGCTCCTCGCGCAGCCGCCACGACGGGACGTTGGCATCTTCCTGCTGCGGCTGCTGCGGAGGCACACCGGGCGCGGGGGGCTGTCCCGGCTGCGGTGTTGGCTGTGGCGGCGGTGCCGGTGGCTCGCCGGGCGGCGTCGGCGTCTGCTCTTCTGCCTTGCGGAAACGCCCGTGGATGTCGCGGCCTTCGACCTCCGGGTGCGGCGGTGGCGCTTCCGGTTTCGGCTCCGGCGCGGTGGCGTTTGAGAACAGCTCGCTGTCGCTGACGCCGACGTCTGGCGTCTCGGTTGTTTCAGCCATCAATCATCCCTCGTTAAGCTGTCGGCTTGAACTCCGCCTTTTCCATCTGCTCCGCCATCTCGGCATCCACCACCGTCTCCGGCGGCTTGTCGTACGGCTTGGCCTCCGCCTGCGCGGAGTAACCGCACGATGCGTTGGTGAACTGGTCAGCCAGCGACATCATCCACTGCGACAGCGTGGCGGCTTCAGGGTCAGCATTGCCGAGATACTTTGCGATGCGCCGGAAATTCTTCGCATCCTGCTCCAGCTTGTCCTTGCGGATGATCAAGCCGTGTTCGTCGCCCCAGTTCTTGAACGTGACGGTGGCGCGTGTCTGCGTCGGGCCGTCAGCGTCGATCCGTTCGATGTCACCGCTCATTTCTTTTTCTTCAGCTTCTTCGGCTTGTCGGGCGTCTCCTCGCCTTCGTCCTCATTGACGATACCGGCGAGCCAGTCCGACAGCTCGTTCCACTCCGGGTTCTGCCCCGCTGCGGCCTTCAGCGCCGCCGCGACTTGCTTCAGCTTCTCGATCTCCGCTGCGTTGAACTCGATGGCATATGTCGCTTCGTCGGCCATGGCTGTCTCCCTTGCACGGGGTAGGAATGCCGATTTTGTAGCACGTCTCCATACAATCTGCCGATCGACATCGTAAGTTGTTGATTTTGCTGCGTTTTATTCCTGTTGACGCATCCATTTATTATGGACTATGATGCTTTCACCGTAGCGATCCCGCTGCGGCCAACAAGGAGAACTACAATGTCCGTCTACACGAACACTGCGCGGTTCGACGGGACCGCTCGCCCTCTCACCGAAGATGAACTGTTTGCGCTGGCACCGTCGGTGTTCGCGACGACGGCGCATCACAGCCGCTCCGACAAGTTCAAGCCGATCCCGACCATCGAGGTCGTGCGCGGTTTGCAGAAGGAAGGCTTCTCGGTGGTCGGCGCTTCGCAGTCCGTCGCGCGCGTTGCTGATCGCAAGCCGTTCACCAAGCATCTGCTCCGCATCCGTCAGCTCGACGAGACGCGCAGCT